CTACCTTCGGCTGTTCCACCTGAAGCGTTCCATGAAACTTTGTCACCGACTGATACAGCCTTACTTAATACTGTGTTTTTTTTAACAGCAACAGCCTTGTTAATCTCAGCACCCATCATACGCAATGCTCGCTGAACTGTTGATTTAGCGTAGCCACTAAGTCCTTTGAAACCAAACTTTCTTACATCTTCTTCAATCATTTTGAATTCATCTTCGTCCATACCAGCCAAAGGTCCCTTGCGAAGTTCCGCTAACATTCTTGAATCTTTTTTCATACAGTCTCTTCCTTTTTGGGTTTTTTCTTTGACGGTGACATTATTGTATCAATATGTACATCGGACACAGTTGGGTCGCCCTTTTCTAAATCGATGTCGATAAATAAACGCTCGGCTTTTCCACCGATTGAGTATCCACCAATTTTTCCCTCTGTAACCATATCCCAAGCCCACGGCTCCCAAATCACTCCAAGAAAAACTGTGTTGGGTGGATAAGTGTGTTCGGATTCTGAACCATCGGGACTTTTGATAGGAACTGTTAATGAATGAGGAAAAGTCATTACCTCAACCCATTCTCCAGCAACTACATCACGATTATGTTGTAAACGGATACGGCGGTCATTAGTTCGGACATAATCCCAAACCGCTCTCTGTAATTCATCGGAGTCTGTCCACTCTCCATGAGCATCTTCCATATCAGGGATGTACATAGCGCCAAGGGTGTAACGCTTATCCCCTTCGGCTTTCTGTAAATCAAATCTACCTAGAGCCTTTGTAGTCTCTTCGGCAAACACATCAGGAAAAATTTGACGGGCTACATCCTCTGTAACCTCTTGAAAATCGCCTTCACCTAAAGCAAGGTAGCGGACGATTTCAGCATCCTCATCCTTTTTCCAGCCATTCGGTGTCCAATAATCTTCAATCATTCCCGCTTCTCCTCTTTCAAAGCGGAAGATATTAAGGGCTTTGTTGCCATCGCCTAAACTCGCAAAATATCGCATACGGCTATACCTCCTCTTGTTATTGTCCACATAATATCAACCCCAGTTGATTTAGTCAATCCCGCTTGTTCAGCGGTCTCAAAGGTCTGTACCACCAAGGTACCAATGGTCAAAAGTTTGGCTGAGTTGGCTGGTCTTGGAATGGCTTTAGCAGTATTAACCATCCTGTCCCATAGAGATTGACGCTCTGTATTGTTTTTGGATTCTCTATATGTTTCATAATCCTTATGAAGTTTAACTTGTTTAATTTCATGAGATTTAGGAGTGTGTAGTTGTAATTCAACTTTAACTCCGTCTTTAGAAACTTTCATATTGACACCATCGTAAGGGTCTCCTTGTTGCCAAAAGTTTTTAACCTCGTCTATTTTCCATCCCGTGCCTTCAAGGGTTTTAACCGTGCGCTCCAAGTTATCTGTATAATTATTATCATCAACATTTAATGTATAACGAACAGCATCGTATATGTTATCTGCCGCCTTTTCTCTGTCTCCACCATATTTCTTTTCAGCATCACCATCAATTTTGCGAGCAAGAGATTCCGTAGATTTAACTCTTTCCTGAAGAGAATTTTTTCCATCAATCTCAGCAAACTGACCACCGCTTTTTTCTGCGAGATTAACCATTAACTCAGTAATTACTGGTTCGGCTCTTTCTGCTTTTTCTCTAATTCTTTGCGCCGCTTTAATGGCTTCAGGGGTTCGTTGTGCTTTTGGGGGTATGTCATCTGCTTTAGGAGGAACTGAAATTTTAGAACCAGTTTCTCCACTATTAGTTGCCCCATCCCTATTTCCGTGGTCGGCTTGTTCGTGTTCTCCATGTTTCTCCATTGCGTTTTCATATCGTTCTACTGATGATTCTGCCCAAGCGAATCCTGCGTCTCCGCCCCAAGCGTCCCAAGAAACTCGACCAGCGCTAGGGAATCCTTTTTCACCGCGATTGAATCCAAGGGCTTGTCCATCAACTTTGTGTCGAGAGAAAAATGATTTCATTCTCTTCAAAGTTTCAATGCTGATATTTTCTCCACGGGCTAACTGACCTGCTCTAGTTCTACCAACTGAGGTAAAGCCATCTCCAGCGAGACCAGCATCAATCCATTCAATCGCTCGTTGCGCCGCTTCTCTGACTGACTTAGGTGGTTTGTAATCACCTTCGGCTTTGAAGAATTCAATCTGTCTTAGGCGTTCTTCAGCCTCTTCTTTTGTATCGTAACTTCCGAAACTTCTAGTCCCCGCCTCGTTATAGACAATAAACTTTCCATCTTCTTGAGCAATCCTTTTCTCAACAGCCTCTACCCTCATTTGATAGCCGTCCACGGTTAAGAAGGTTTTGATATTGCCAGTTGTATCCCCTGTGGTTTTTATGACATCAAGAATGGTTTCGGCTGGTAATCCATTAAGGCTAGTCAGGTCTACATTGTCGATTGAATCTATAAGAATCTCGTACTTGTCCCAGTCATCCTTGGGGCGTTCCATCTTGCGTCTAGCCATCTCATTGAGGATGGTGTGATGAACCTCTATGGTCGCAGGATTGGCTTCCGACTTATGGACACGCTCATGTGACGCCTTGAGTTCCTCAGCGCTTAGATGAATTAACTTGGGAGCAATATCCGCCATGGATTAAGAATAGCGGATGGTATTACTACTCGGGTTTATTTTTTTGAAGGGCAGTATCAATCATTTCAAGTAATTTGAGTTCGTCATCTACCGAGGCGCTTTGCTCATTCTCCCAATTAGGATTGGTTTTGAGCCATTCTTGGTAGACCCCTTGAATGATTTTTAATTCTTTCTCTCTTTGTGCCATAGTTAATTATACCCCAGTTTAGTTTTTTCCGCTACTTGATACGGGTTTTTCTCTTGGAGTGCCGTCATAAACCAAGCCGTCCCCATCCATGTCAATCGGACCTGCCAAAAGATTACTACCTTCGGCTGTTAGAAATTTTACATAAGGAAGATAAGTGCTTCGTAGAATTTCTTTTCCAGCCCATGTCTTTGTTCCATCCTCAGTAAAAATTGTTGTCTTTGAGCCAATCTTCGCAAAATCCGCTGGCTTAGGAAAATCTTCTTCTCGCATGTCTCTGATTGAACCATCTGAATTGGTCATGCGACCCAATAATGTTTTTGCTTCGTTTAACCCTTCTTCATATTTTTTAGCCGAGACAGTCATAAAACCACTTTGCCCCGACTTCACATCATTTAATTTAGTCTCAATTTCAGACCGTAAATTATTGATTGACAAAGAAAGGTCATCTCTGTTCCAATCAAATCCAGCGGTTGCCCAATGCCTTGCTCCGTCTGTTAATCCAGCATTAAGAGTTATATGCGTCAAACCTTTAGCAATATACCAATCTTCGGTTTGTTGTAAGAATTTTCCGCCAAAACCTAAGCCTCGATATTCGCCATCTATTTCTAAAAGTTTATGCTCTACACTCCAAGTGCCACTTGCCTCATCTTTTGAAAATACTCGGTGTACAGGGCTATTGCTAACAATTTCTCCATCTTGATTAAAGATGTCTGATTTCACATGGATGCCATCTCCATCAACATAAACTTCACTCACCTCGGAGCGCATGGTGATGCTATTTCCATTTTTTTCAGTTGTGTATTCCAAACCGAAAACTTCATTCATAGAGTCTCTTAAATCTGCTGTTACTTCAGGGTCTTTAAGTGAGCCATAGTTATTATCCCGAGCGTATTCTTCCAACGCATCAGCATTTTCTTCAATGTACTCTGACATAACTTGGTCCCTAAAACTATCGTAGTTTGCCAGCCTTGCTTCATCGGACATTGGCTCGCCATCTTGTTCTTCAAGATTGGCAATTAAATCCGAGATGCCTTGTTCTATGTCGTCATTGAGGCTTCGTTCATTGTCAATTAACATCGTTGCTTTGTCTTTATCAATTTCGCCCGTGGCATTATCTAAAGCATCATCTAAGGCTTTGAGAGCAGGTCCTTTATCTTTCATTTCAGAAATGCGTTTTACATCTTCTTCACTTCGACCTGTTGCCCAGTTGCCATGGCTTGACTGGTCCTCATGTCCCTCATGCTTAAATACGGGTTTTAACCCAAAGTCAAAATAAATTACTTTGAGGGTTTTGCTAACTTCGCCCAAATTTCTTTGGCGTAAGCGTCTATCTGTTCGTCTGTCATCTGTGACAAATCGGGCAGTTCTACTGCCTCGAGTTTTTTCGATGCCACCTGTACCTCCTGTCTGTATCTCCTTGAAGTTTGCTACATCCCAAATTGAGATTTGGTCGCGGTCACGACCCCGAGAAGTAGCCTCATTCTCGTCCATGATGTTTTCGGAAACATCAAGGTAAACTTGTCCATCGTCCTGATTATGCCATAAACCGAGGTAGTTTTTCCCCGTTGCGAGGTCGGCTTTGTTGCGTTTCATGTAGGAAGAAAGAATCTCAGCGCCCTTGGTTTCATCAAAGAAATCGTCAGCCTTGACTATCGCCGCGTATTTCTTGCCCTTAGCGACCATAAAGCCCTTTGTAGGCTCCGAGCCATCCTTTAGATTGACCGAGAGACCACCGTTTGCCTTGACCCGTTCTAGGGTCGAGCGGACTATCTCAGGGGCTACCTCGATACCCCTAGCCCAGTTGCCATGCTCTGACTGGTCATGCTCACCATGTTTGGCTACATCTTTGGCTCGGGTTATCTCAATGCCGTCTAGGGTGTCAGTTAGGAATCTGCTCATTTATCCATCCTCTGAAAGACTGCGACAACCATATTAACTTCTGTTCCTCTACTTACCTCTTTCAAACCCATATATTTGAGAGGGGTGTTGCGAGGCAATATAACTTCTTTCTCGTTATTGGCGGTAGATGTATTAGCAAATAAGTCCGAGACAGCATTTTTCATATAATCTACTGCTAACCCTTTACCTTTTCCTGAAGGAGAAGGAAGAATGATTGCCGTTCTATCATTTGACTCTGAAATCATTTGTAGATTTTGTAATACTTCTAAACCTTTTTCACTTGTTATATCAACTCTTGTTGTCGATAAAAATGCCCTATCTGTTAAAACATCACCTTCATTCAAATCCTGTAAAACATCATTCGCAAATACACGATATAAATTTTTATCACCAAAGAAGTCAGGTGATTCGTCTATAAGTTTATCTAAATCAGCAACCCTGTTTTCATTTATCCCGCGAGATTCTCGGTCATAATACGAGCCTTCTTCGTAAGGACTTGTGCCACCCAATCGTAAGTATTGGTTGATTTTTTTGAAACCATCCGCTGTGTAGTCATCCAAACTTCTTACTTCATCGCGGGAGATTCCAACTGGCTCTTTACTTCCATCAGTTTTAATTCCATATTTTTCAAAGTATGTATTTTGTGCGCCTTCGCCCTCGGTTTCTTCATCAAAATTACCCGTAGCCCATGAACCATGAGAACTTTGGTCATGCTCACCGTGTTTGAGAACTGGTCTATATCCGACTGGAAATGCGATTGTTATGCTCATCGCTTTCTTCTTTCGGGTGGAATAATTACCATGGTACAACGACAATTAGGATGAACTCTGCCTGGAGTCTCATGACCACTAGAAAAAGTTTCGTTCCAAGGAACTATCTCGCCATCTAGTTCGGAACAAATAGGGCAAGTGCGTTCATCTTGAGCAATGACCCACATCTTTTGTGATTCAACATCTACATAGCCTTGCTCAGACGCTTGATTCCATCCCTCTTGGCGTCCCTCATTTTGAGCAATCTGAATCTCTGTACGAGCAATCATGGTTGCTCTTTTACTCTTTAGAGAATCTGAGTAACGGGTAGCGCGTTCGGTGGCGCGAGCGCGAGCGGTTGCTTCTTTTAATCCGCTACGAACTAAGCGAGCAAACTCTTTCTTCTCAAAAGTTGTGACAGCATCAGCCCACCGAGGATGTAGACCGACAACATTTTTAATTCTCTTAGCCGTTGCTCTGTAATCCATACCTTCGTTGAAAGCGTCAATAATTGCTTTTCGGATAGAGTCTCGGGTAACTGCGTCAATAAAGGTGACCAGTTCTCCAGCGCGTCTTTGAGCAAAGGCTAAAGAGTTTGGATTTGTTTTATTAAATGACATTGTGAATTCAACCTTGGGAGGCTTAGGTTTAGCCCAATCAGGAATCTGTGTGAACTCCATGTTAGCCATAGGTCTTTTATTAGCGATAGGAACTGGCTTAGGTGAGAAAGATGGCAAGGCTAACTTAGGGGCGATGCTCTTAATTTGTTTGATGGCATCTTTACCGCCAATCTCAATAGAGGCGATGAGTGTCTCTTGAATCTTTTTCTGATTAGCAATAGTTATTGTTTGTAGTAAACGCTCTAAAGTTTCGGGATTCATGTTACGAAGCAAAGCCTCAAGTTGGCGCATAGATATTTTATCTGTGGCTCGTTGAATAGATTCGTAAAGTGTGCGAGCAAGTTCTTGTTCTTGAGGTGTTAGCGGAACTCTTTTGTTTCGCGCCTTCTCAAAAGGATGAACAAAATGTATTGCCATTTTTAACCAACTTCAGGGGGTTGCGGAGCCTCCGTAGGTGGAGCAGGTGGTAATTCTTCCTCGCCCGATGTCGCTGGTTCTTCAGGCATAGGAGGCATCCCTGCGCCTTCAGGCATAGGAGGCATACCAAAATTCTGTCCATCATGTTCAGCAGGTGGTAGACCAGCCAAGTCGCGTAGATACTCTTCCAACTTAGGGTCAGGAACGATAGCGCCTGTTTGTACCAAGTTGCCTACGAATCCAGCAATCTCATTCAAATCAACATGGCTTACTTCGCCATAAGTTAGATAAGGAGCGCGAGATACATCCATGCCATTAAGTTTTAATAAGCGAGGAATAGCGTGTTGGTTCATAACCTCAGCGATATTTTTAGCGATTGAATCAACTGACATTGACCATAAATCCATCTTGGAAGTTCCAAGGGCATAGGAGCCAACTCGGTCAGAGCCAAGAAGAATAAAGTCAGAAAGGATTGACATTGCGATTCTTTGGTCATAACGCTGGATAACTTTGTCGGTATCGAACTGACGAGAACCGCCTGAAGATAGGAGAACTAAATCAAATACTTTGTGTCCTTGGTCGTCATACATAGAGGGCATAACAATTCCCTCTTGCTCATTACGCTTAATTGAGGTGACGATATTTTGGATTGATGCGAGAACTGAGGCTTGCTCGGCTGTTGCTGTTGATGAAAGAAACTCAGGTGGTACATAAGCAACTGGCAAACCTGCTAAGTCACGCTCGATACCGATTGCTTCAATCTCTTCAATACGGCGCTTGAAGTACCAAGAGCGGTAAGCGTTACGAAGGATAGAGCGACCTTCAGGGTTATTCTTTTGTGAACTGGTACGGAATAGCAAAGCCTTCTCGATTGGAATTTCATGGATACCGCCCGAGGATGGGTCTACTTGAACCATTCCTTGAATACCGCCATCTTCATCCATCATCCATCGGAATAAAGTTTCTTGGGCGCGAATAGGCATCTTGCGCCAACCAATACGACCATCATTAAATTTAGATTTACGCTGTGGGTTTTTATTATCACCCTCGCGGATTTTGTAAACAATTTCGTGGAATGAGAAACCAAAGACCAACATTGAAAGCATTTGAGATAGAGCAGAGTCCCAAGACTCGCTCATATCATGGAGACAAGATTCTACGAACGCGGCAACTTCTTTATCTTCTTTAGAAATCTCTCCGTCTTGAGAATTATCCGAGAAGGGGTCGATGCGCCATTCAAGGCGAGTAACAACTTTTTCGATTGCGTAAAGCATTGAGCCAATGGTCGGGTCATTGTCCGCCATCTCTCGATAGATTCTTGCTCCGCGTTGTCCACGCAGATTTACTAAAAATTCTTCAAAGACTGTTCCACCTGAACGGCGTAAACCAGTAGAACCTAACTCCTGTAAATCGGGTGTTATTTTTTCAGCCATTTAACCCTCTACTCTTTGGTTGCTAGTCCTACGACAATAGCGATTGCTTGTTCTTGGTTAAATCCCGCATTTACCAACTCCGAATATATTTCATGAGTTTGGATAGCGAAAGCCCCCAAAATCG